TTGTTGGCTTCCTGCCGTAAACTGCTAGTCGGATTGTGCATCTCCGGGTAGGCCGCGAACGCATGTTGGTCCGCCTCACGTTTCTGGATCGTAAAAGTGTTCCGCTGAATCCGCTGATCAACACGTTGATCAACTGCTTCAAGATTCTTCTTCTGCGCCAGTAACGTGTCATACGCAGGCTTCTGCTCCACAGGGATATGAGAGGCCATAGCCTCTAACTGGGCCGCCGACATGTTCTGCACATCGGGGGTCGTCTGCGGGGCTGCCTGAGTCTGAGTCGCCATGCCCTGAATTAGCCCTTTCATCTCAGCGAATCCAGTTTGAAACTCGGTGCGCATGTCACCGATCTTCCGGTTGAATTCACCCTTCACGTTATCGAGGGTCGGTCCGCTTTTGTCTTTGGAATCAGCCTTGTCACCCAACGTTTTACCCGCGTCGGGAACGGGAGTGGCAGTATCCTCAGTCTTTGGCGTAGTATCCTCAGTTCCGGGAGACGGCTCCGGGGGTACGTCCTGTGCCGCTTTTGTAATCAGCGGGTTTTCAGCCATGATCTTCCTCCATGCCCTTAACGCCGGGCAGCGAATCAGAGGTGTTAAACACTACTTGAACAACTTGTTCAAACGTCCAGAAGAAGCTGCTGCTTCCTTCATTTTCCGACGTGTGAACGACGTGGCAGTCTTAGGGTTGATACGAACCCCTGCCCCGGTCAATTGAGTGATCTTTGCCTTAGCAGCAATCACCCTGCTTCGAGTACCCCCGCCTCCAAAAGACTTGGGGTCCTCCGCTACGTTACTGGCCATCTTGGCAGTTTGGGACACAAAAACGCCGCCCCCACCACCACCAGTTTTAGGTTTAGGCTTGTTTGGCACATCAACCTCCTTTCCGTTTGGTGTTCGTCAGCACATCAAGCATTTCCTTAACGTGCAGCCGATAACCAGCGTGGAACCGTATCCGATCCACAGTGTCACCACTCGATGCACCTACCACAGCATCGGTAGCTTTGTCAAGCTGTTTTTCCAACTCATCCAACAATCTATGAAAATCAGGGTGCTGGGGCAATTCACCTAGTCTCATCGCATATTACCCCCACCCAAGACATTCGAGTCCTCATTACCGCCACCCTGCTGAGTCATGCCCTGGGGCACATTATTGCCCACACCAGGGCCCACAGGCGTTTGCTGGTTGGCCATCTGCGCCTGAAGCATCTGCTGGTGCATCAACCTATGATTGGCCCAGATCCCTACAGCAGCCTGACTCAGCACCGCAAATTGATCAGTTTTCTGGAACTGATCCATCACCTGCAAGTGTTCTGGGTGCGCATCTCCGGGAAGGGGCAAAACCACCCCACCCAACTCCATGACCTTGTTCTCGTCCTGCTGGCTCATCAGAGGGTGTGAATACGCACCCTCACCCGGCAATGCAGGCACCAAACGGTCCACATCCGTGCCGTCCCCCCAGAACTTGAGGAAGTCCACCATAGCGTTCCTCCGCACGTGCGGGTCAGTGCTGTAGTCCGGGTGAGTCATCACAGTGTTGTACCTCACCTGGGCAATGTTCCGCAACACTTCCCGGTTGGTATTGACCGTATTGCCCTTGAAACTAAACTCGTATCGACCCCGCAACATCTGCCGAGTCATACGTGCGCGGCTCTTGGTGTCACCACGAGTAACCCAGTACCACTTCTCATCGGGACAATTGGCCTCATGCAGCCCAAACAACTGCTCCATGAGTTCCATCCACGGCCCCCGCTGGAGACGAGTGATCAGCATGTCGATCTTCACATGCCCCTCGCCCAACAATGCCATCGTACCACGTGCAGTACGTGGTGCGTTCTTCATCTGGCTACTACCAGCATTCAACGGGGAAACGGTCAACCGGTCGGCAAACATCAGCAAGCTGGATAGCATCTCCATGTTCGACAACGGCGTCACCGGGAACTGCGGGAAAAACAACCCCTGCACACTCAACACCGGAATACCAGTACCGGGTGCCAACTCAATGATCCCCTCACTATCCGAGTTCAGAGCAGTTGCCTCATAGAAGAAAATAGGATTGTTAATCAGTTCCTGGTTGTTGTTGATGTAGTTGATGATGGTGTTGATTTCCAGGTTAATGGCCGCCAACTGGTCACCAATACCCTGCGCGTACACCCGATCCGTAATGGGCAAGTACTTGGCTATAACGAACGGACGTTTGCCATGCGCGTATACTTCGTCAAGATAATCAGCCCGCACGATCTTGCGCAACGCATACGGAATGTGGTAAATCACTTCTTCCCGCATACCCAACCCGTCCACGTCATCCCGCAGATGAATCAAGAACACCATCACCTTGTTGCGATTGTACGGCGCAAACCCCTTGGGCAACTCCAACCGCTTCTCAGACGACTCCCCACCAGTCTCCCCGGTAATGCCGTCCTTCTGATCCTGCAATGCAGGGTTCAGATACCCCTCCGTAGTTTGACGCCGCCCCTGGTTCCTCAACACATTCATGTCAGCTTCAGTGATGTCCCACTCCCCAGACTTCCACTTCTCCTCCACCTCATCCACTGTTAGCCAATACTTCTGCGTCACCCGGTCAGCCGTCTGCACGTTCTTACTGCGAAACGGCATGATCAAGTCTTCGTACTCGATGCTGTCCACCAACGCGCAATCACGATCCACAATCATCCGTCGCACACGTAGAGTAACCTCGTCTATCTTGGACGATGGCAAAAATTCCACTTCACCATTGTATTTCTCCCGGTCCTCGATGAACGTTATAACCCAACGAGTACCGATCACCAACCCGTCCTCGTACTCCTCCATCGGCAACGCTTCAGCCAAACCGTTGATTGCACTGGGAGGCCCATACAACTCCACCAACAATTCTACCGGGTCCTTGAACCGCGCATCCGCGTTCTCAGTGGCTTCAATCGTGGTAGTCATGTGGTGTACTTCCGACACCATGCGATATTCCTTCGACCAGTATGGCTTGATGTAGGCCATGCCATCCAAAGTCGTGTCCCGCATCCACCCCTCGAACGTTTCATAGAAATCTGGGATGTCCTTCTCGACGACAAAGTTCATATACTGTTCAACTTCGTCCGTCTGCGTCTCCTCGTACTCCTCTGGTGAACGTTCCACGGTGACAACCGGGTCCACACCCCAAAATGCGGAGTTCAACATGGGGACAAGTGTCTCCACCTTCTCCGGGATCAGCGGCAAATGTATCGCGCTGGCACCCTTCCAGGGCAAAGGCATGTTGGCAGTAGCCGTACCGTAGTACAGGCTACGATGCTCCCGCACCTTTGCGTACCTGGGCGACTGATCCACCACATCGCGCTCGACCAACTGCACCAGCCCAATACCGCGCTTTTCGGCAAATTCTGGGTCCAACGGAATCATAACGTTCTCCTAGTCAGTAACAACCAACTCAACAGTCGCTTGGTACGTAGTCGAGTTGTTCTGCACATAGACGTGCGTAAATTCACCTACGACCATCATCATGCCATTCTGGGCCAACGTAAGCATATTAGCAGTGGTGTTCAAACTAACATCCACCGTACGATCAGTTTTAAGCATCATCACTGCCCCAGTACTAACACCGCCCAAATCAAATTCCTGCGGACTGGCCATATTGGTGCTCAACACCACCCGCTGATGAGACGACTCTGTGAACGTCTGGTCAGCATCATAGAACTCCTGGTTGTAATGCGTCAACTCATTGCGCAACGTTAGTACATTAGCACGTAACGTTCGTTTCAGTACATCAGCCATCTCAAGCTCCTATTCCGTAACCAGTGCGCAAACCATCGCGATGGAACATGGCACCGTTGCCGTACTCTGAAAATTTTGATTCTCGTGCCTGCATTTGCTTATGACCTAAATTGGCCAACATGTGATAACTCAACCGATGCTGGAAAATATACCGGATACAGTCAATGAAATCATCGTTGGTCTTACGATAATCTTGCTTATCTCCTTTAAGGTCCCGTTGCCTATTGGTAGCCCACTCATCATAGCAGAAGTTCATAAAGTTCTGCTTAACCGGCGCACAGTTGTTGAACACAACCACCCCCGGCACATCCCATTCATTTTTTAACCGCAAGGCTTCATGAATGGCATCGTACCCAAACTGTGCGTTCTGCTTTTTAGCGTTCATCATGGGCAGGCCATTAGCAGCAAAAGCCCCAAACACGGAACTGCCATCAGAACGACTTTTTTCGTTAGCACTCCAATCAATAATACGAAGTACAACGTTCTCCGCTTCTGATCCAGGAGTATGCTCATCCTCCCAGCACTCAACCCGCTTGATCAACTCGGCAGCCATCGCCACTGTTTCGATAGCTCTATCAAAAATAGCCCGATACACGTACCAGATATTGCTGGGTGAGCACGCGGCCCACAGCATGGCGATGGGTTTGCGCGGGTGCGGGTCACACACCATCACACGCGGCCAACTGAGTGGGATGTCAAACGGGTTGACCCAATATGGCTCACGCGGTTCCCACCTTTTGTAAACCAAACCGGCCAGATGCAGGAAGTTTCCATGCAAACGTGCTTCCAACTCGTCTTCACGCAAGTCGGACAGGAACGACTCGATGGCCTCACGGGGTAGATGCCCCCCATTGTCGATGCAATTGTCCCAGATGGAGAACTTGAACAGGGAAACGCCCGTACCAGGGTCATTAGCCTTCGACACGATGATGTCGTTGATCCACGGCTGGGACAAGGGGGTCATCGTCAACCAGCAATGGCCATTGTGGTCCACAAGACCGCGCCGAAGGCCGGTGTACTTCCGATAGTCAATCGGTTCGTCCGCCCAGAACCAGTGGCCTGCCGGTCCCTCGAACGCCATGTCGTCCTGATCGTTCGACATGAGATACACCACAGAGCCATTGTACCACTCCATAGCCACGGGGATACCACGGGTGTTCTTTTCAATTTTCTTGATGAAGGATTTTGGTGCCCATTCGTCATACTTGGTCATGATGGTCTGACGAATAGCCTGCTCGTAGTTCTGGGCGATGATACGGCCAACGTTCGGCACCGGTATGGGCACGCCTCCCGGCAACCGCACGATGCGCAGGGGGTGGTCTTCTGGCAACCAAGGCCGAAACCCCAACGAGTGGGCTATTGCCTCGACCACCCCACACGCAGTTTTGCCGGAACGGTTACTTCCCAGCACCAGTCGCACGTTGTCACACTGAGCATCGAAAAACGAACTCTGCCCCCCCTTGGGCACCGGCTGAAAGAACACAATCTTTTGGGCATCGACCACTCGCTCTAAACGCGACAACTCCGCGAGTAACTCGTGGAGTTGCTTAAGTTCAACATGCGAGGGCAATTTAGTCAAACGGTTCCCCCACCACCTGCTCGTATTCCGCGTCGTCCACGTTCAGGCCCACCTTGACGAGAGTTTCCTTGATGTGCTCCCCCGCCTCCCCCGTATCAAACTCGATGTCCACCAACCGGAGCTTCTTCACCTTCATGGCCACCAACCGACGTGCTTCATGCAAATCACTGGGCAACAGCAGGGCCCGGTCACCACCGCCAATAGCCAGGGGGGCCTTGATCCCGGCAATGGTTTCGGTGATAACTTTCTGTTTATCGGTGAGAATGGCCACGCAGATGGCTTTGTCCTTGAGGGAGGGCCCAATGATCTTCACATCCTTGAGGGAGCCCTTTTCGGTGAAGACCTCCCGTCGCTCGGTATGGATGTCATCAGGGCCAATCGAATCGATAATCTGGTTGGTCACGCCATTAATTTTGGCGGCCACGTCAGTCAGGGCGTGGGCCCGCACCGCACCCAACTCGGGATTGGTATTGGCCTCATCCAGGCAGCTTTTCACGGTTTTTGCATTAATTCCAAGTTCCATCGCAGTGCCGCTGATCGAGCCCACAGTGTGGAAGATGTGGACCACGGCCTCTTTTTGGATGGGCGTCAACCGGTTATGCCCCCGGTTTTTACGCGCCAACAGTTTTTTATGCCCTCGTTGCGCCACACGCGCCTCCTATCCAGGATTTGGCAGTGGCAGGCCGTTTTCCAGCGCAACCCGTCGGAAACGCCTTTTACCGCCGTCACGGCGCGGGGGAGATAGATTTGGCATTCTCCCGCAATTGGCCCAAATACCCGCCGCCTGCCACTGGACAGAAACAGAACCACAAGCTGGGCAGACTGTCAATAGTTATTTCTGGAAGGAGGGAGGAAAATTTTACTGGTAGTATATAGGACCATTAACACTGTACCTCGTCCCTCTCCCTCTTATACTATATACAGTACTATATAATTACTCTTGTCAAGTATTAATATAGATTACTTACGTAATCTATTAAGAGAAGAGTAGGAATAAGAGAAGAGTCTTAGAGAGGCCAGTCTATTACCAACGTTGGTAAAAGTATGTAGAACACATGAAAAAGGCCATATAACGTTCTACAAAAGGGAAAATGGAAAATGGAGAAATGTTATTGCGGGGCTAGTTACGGGTGTGTATTAAGACCTCAAAGTCTCCATAGGGGTCTATAATATCCAATAATACCCCACCGTCCCCTATGATGTAACATGTTACCTGGTAACTACTTATGGTTACTAATTGTCCCCCATCCTTCCCTCTCCCTCCTCACTGCCCCCTATGCACCCACATACGACCGCACTACATCACATAACATCTCATGCTACCTTGTCGCACGTAGTACCGCCTCATGCTACCCTGTAGCACCTTATCGTGGCACGTTGTTCCCCATAGTTCCTCCCCCTGCCCCAACGTTGCACATTGCACGACTACCCCGTCACACGTTGCACAATGCAACGCCCCAACGTGCCC